GAGGCACCGAACTGCTTGCGCAGGTTCGCGATGATCTCGTTCCGCTCCGGCCCGTCCGGCGTCGGCTGGCGGCCGGTCGAGAGCGACACCGCGTCGTTGTGGTAGCGGATCGTCTGGGCCGGCGTCGGGGCCTTGCCCATGATCGCGATGTGGTTGTCGAGCAGGGTTTGCATCTGCTCCTGTGGCACCTGATCGAGCTTCTGGGCCGGCGCGAGGTTCTGTCCCTGATAGCCCACGGGCGCCATCTCGTTCCGCTTGCGGAATGCGTTCTGCTCCGGCGTGCCCTGCTCGAATAGATACTGGGTCTTACCAGTATAATCGCCGCCGTTGATCGGCGTCATGAGATGCGCGACGCTCTCCTGCATTTCCTTCGCGTTCCATAGCCGCTTGTTCGCCGCCTGGAATGCTTGCCTCTCCTCCTCGACGCGCTGGTAGAACGTACCGGAACGCTTGTTAGACTCAGCGTCGTCTTTGTCTGGGAAGATGCCGCCGGCCTTGAGCGCGTTCGTGGCAATCGCGGTCTCACTCTGTAGGGCGTTCCACTTGCCGGCGTCCGTCGCGGTTTCCTTGCGTGCCGCCTTCTGCCGATCGGAAAACATCTCATAGTGCGCCGACGACAACCGGCCGCGCCACGCCGTCAGATCGAGGTCGCCGAACTGATCGCCATCCATCAGCGTCAGCGCGCGGTACGCCTCCGGGTCGGTCTTGTCCTTCCGCTTCGCAATCCGCTCCTCCATCCCCGGCAAGGTGTCGGTCACGAACTTCGGATCCTTCTCCAGCAGGGCCGAGTAGAGATCCGGGTCGAGCTCGTCCGCCGACCCGCCGCGCTGGACATGCTGGATCGCGGCCGACCGGAGCGTCTTGAGCGCGCTACGCTGCCCCGCCTCCTGGGCGCGGATCTGGCGCTCGACGTAGTTCTTCGCCGCCGAAAGCTTGCCCGGCGTATCGAGGCGCGGGTCGCTCGCCACCGCCTCGCGGATCGCGGTCGGGTCGATGTCGGCAGACAGGTCGATGGCGTTCCGCAGGGCCGGCGGCATGTTGACCGGCGCGGCCGACGAGACCGGCGTAGTTCCGGCCGCGCCCGCGCCCGTCGCCGGGACGGCTCCAATCCCCGGCGTCGGTGCGCCGATCAGATCGCGGGCGTCCGGCGTCAGCGGTGTCGGTAGGAACGAGCGCGCCGCGGACTGGTTCGAGGGCGGAGCGGTCAACATGCGCTGCGCCACGCCCGGCCCGCCGGCCGCCTGCTGCTGCATCGACGGAGGCAGTGGGAGGCCGCCCAGGGAGCCGGCGACCGCTTGGCTGCCCTGTCCTAGCGTCGGGATGCCCGCGCCCGCCCACGACGGCAGCCCGCCCCAGGAACGGGCATTGCCCGTGTCGAGGTGGAGGTGCCCGGACTTGCCCTCGTAGAACCCGACCCCCGAGAACCCAATGTCGCGCGCGGTCTGTAGGAATAGCTTCTTCTGGTCTGGGGATAGTTTCTGGATCTGGAAATCGAACGCCTTGCCGTGCAGGTGCTGCGAGTTGCCGACGTGCGGGTTATCGTCCGGGTCGCTCGCGCCGCGCCGCTTGCCGGCCGTTCCCTTGCTGTCGTTCACGTCGTTGATGCCGACGCGAATACCGGTCTTCTCGAAAAACTGCTGGCCCAGGGCGTCGGCCATGGTCGCGGCGCGCGCGTCCACCTGCCGCCCGCCGCCGGTCGGCGCAAGCATGTCCTCGGGCTTGTAGAATTTCAGCGACCAGTTGTCGGCCGTCATCTTCGCGCCGGGCTGCGGGATCTCGCCCATGCGGATCCGGTTTATGGCCGTCGCCTGACCGCCCACGTCGGCCGGGCCGCCGCCCTGCACGTCGCCATACCGGGACATGACCTTGGGCACATACTTCTGGGTCTCGGCCGGCAGGCCCGATAGGTCGCCCGGCCCCTTGCGGGACTTCAGCCACGCATCCGCCACGCCGGGGCCGGCGTTGTACGCCACCAGCGCCGCCGGGATGTCGCCGCCGTACCGCTGCAACTGGTCATGCAGATAAGTCGCCCCGTACCGCACGCCGGTCTCGGGGTTCTTCATCGCCTCACGGACCTGGGCGTCCGACATGTCGGCCGTAATCAGCCCGTCGCCCAGGCGCTTGGAGATGTCGCGCGCCGTGCTCGGCATCACCTGCAACAACCCGGCCGCCCCCTTGGGCGATACGGCATTGGGATTGCCCGAGCTCTCCTGTGCCGCGGTCGCCGTGGTCAGGCGCGCGAGATCCACGCCGCCGGGCGCGGCCGACACCGGCTTGACGCCCGGCATGGCCGGGGCCGGCATCTGCTGCATCGTGGTCGCCGCTACCTGGGCAAGCTGGCTCACCTGCGGCCCAGGCCGCCCGGCATACTCCGCGCCGATCTGGCTGCCGATGGTGCGATCCCGCAGCGGGTCCAAGATCTTCTCGATTTTGACGTGATCCGCGCCGACGATCTGCGGCTTCAGCCGCTCGTACATCTCGGCCGCCGCCGCCGGGCTGGCGACGCCGATCCGCTGGATACGGGCCGTCTGCACGTCCGACGTGTACGCCTTCATCGTGGCGTCGAGGACTTCCTTGGGCTGGCCTGTGGGGTTCGCCGCGATGGCCGCGAGCCCGACCTTCATCTGGGCGTCGGCGATCTTGTCGTCGTTCGCCGCGTCGATCGCCGCCTGCTTGGTGTTGTCGAGCGTGGTCTTGGCGATCTCCAACGTGGCCTGGGTCTGGGCTTGGGTCTCGCGGCGCTGCATCGCGTCGAGCTGACCGTCGCGCGCGGTCGAGGCTACGCGGTCGAACGCCTGCCTGGTGCGCGGGTCGGTGAAATTCTGTGAAAGCTTGTCCACCTGCTGCTTGATGAACGCGTTCGTGCGCTGCGTCCCGCCGATGGTATCAAGCCCCTGCTTGGCCCCTTCCGCCGCCATGTTATCGCGGATGCTGTCCTGCAATTTGTTGGTCGCGTCCAACACCTTGCCGGCCTCGCCGATCTCCTTTTGGCGCGCGGCCTCTCCGGCGAACACGTCGCCCACCTGCCCGATCGCTCCGGCTACGCCCTGCATGGTGCGGCCGATGCCAGCGCCGAACGCCTCGGGCGTGGCCGCGCTCGCGTCCTGCCGCTGGTCCGGCGCGCGTTCGGTGCGGATCGTGTTGTTGTTGACGACTGGTACGGAAATTGCCACGTCAGGCCCCCTACTTCATCTTGTACCAGTTGGACGCGACGGAGCCCGCGCCCGAGATCAGCGAGCCCATCGCGCCGATACCGGCAGCCGCCTGGGCGTTGTTCCCCTGCTGCTGCTTGAGCGTGGCTGACGCGTTGCTGTTCATCGCCTGCGCCTCGTATTGCGCGGCCTCCCGCTGCGAGTTGATGCCGATCGTCTTGGCGTCGAGCGCGCCGAACTGCGCCATGTCGCCCATCACCTCCAGCGGCGAGCCGAAATTACCCTCGATCCCGCGCGAGGCGTAGGACGCGCGCGCCCTGCCTTCCGCGTCCGCGTTCTTGCGCATCTGGGTCTGCTGGTCGGCTTGGCCGCGCTCAACCGCGTCGCGCGCCTGCCGCTGGGACAGGATCGCGTTGTTCCGGTCCACGGCCGCCTGGTAGTCGGCCGCGTCCTTCTGGGCCTGCCCCTGCTGCATCTGGCCGGCAGCACCGAGACCGGCGCTCGCGATGCCGGCGATAAGCGAGATGACTTCACACATCGGGGGCCTTCATCCAGAAGCGGTGGAACGGTCGGCGCAGTATGCCATACGGCAGCGGATCTTCCACGGTAAAGCCGAGCCACTTCAGCCAGCGCACCGTGTGTTCGGCCCGCGCGTCCACGTAGTTCTCCAGCCACGGGTACGCGGCCCGGACTTCCGGCATCTTCTCGACGCAATACCGGGTGAACACCGCCGGATTTAGGTCGAGGACGTGGGAACCGATCAGCCACGGCGCGCGCTTTCCGCCCAGGTTCGCCGGGGACACGCCGCCGATGAACGCCACCCGCCCTCCGATCTCGCCAGTCCACACGTGATCGGACGCCTCGACGCATCGCGTGATCGCGTCGAACGGGGACGACCCGGAAGTGGCTTGCAGCTCACGCCTGTCTGTCGCCCTGATCGTCTGCGTCAGAGACAAAACGTCCTCGGTTCGGGTCTCTCGAACCGTCAGAAAATTTGGGCCTGTCTGTGTCGCCACCTGTCTCGAACTCCGGTGAAACCGCGAGGATTGTCGCCGGCAGGAGCCCGGCTGACACGCTCACGCGTCCCTGATTGTTCCAGTCGCCCGTAAACCGGGCCTCGAAAGTCCCCGTGAACAACCCGTTGATAAGCTGTTCGCCGAACTGTGGGATTGGCACGTGTTCGAACGAATAGCCATCGGTGCCGGGCCCGTAGTGGAGACCGATGGTTTTGTCCACGTAGATGATAATCTTGGTCGGGTTGCGCAACTCCCCGTTCAATGCCGGAGCGCCCACGTCAATATCGAGCGTGGTCAGGAGCGCGTCATACGGCAGGCCGAGCGTGATCTTGGACCCCGCGAACGGCAGGGCCACGGAACCGCCGCCGACTACCAGCCCGTTCACCGGCACGCCGTCCACGACGCCTCCAACCGTGCGGCCCTCAAGGTGCCCCAGGCCGGACACGACCGCCACGGGCGGGCCGGTTCGCGACAGCCCGGCGTCCACGAAGAACGCATCTGCTGGGGTGTTCACGATCCGGGTCCGCTGGCGCTCGACGTACCGGCGAGGCACGCCGCCGACCGTGCGGCGCACGGCGACGTACACCACGTCTTCCTGATCTTCGGCGACGACGCACACGCTCTCGAATGCGCCGTCCGTTGTGAACTCGGACCAGCCCAACACTTCCTGGTCCTTGAGGTACGTGCAAGCCAGCATCGAGCCGTTCGACAGCACGAAATACAGGCAAGAGAACGGGACGCTGGCGAACGCCATCTGCGTGATCGTCGCGCCTTCCAGCAGGTGCCGTGACAGTAACGACATCTCGACGCCGCGATACTTGTTCGTGCCGAAATCATACGCGATCGACCGGACCATTTGGCCCTTCGCCTGGACGAACACGACATCATCGAGCACGACGATCGGCGATATGTTCTCCGCGCACCCGAACGCGGATTGCTGGCGCGCGTCGATCGTCGTGGGCGTGAGCGTCCCGCTGTCGTCGCCACGGATGCGAAACTCCCCCGAGATCGTGAAGCACAACAGGTCCTCGGTCGGCACGAAGAACAACACGTCCTGCCGCTGCCGGCTGGCAAGCGCCATCACGATCGCATCGCTCGCTTTGCTCGGAAACGTCGTGTCGAAGTTGTTCAGGTCGCCGGCCTGGGACAGGTCGATCCGGTTCGCCTTGCCGGGCGGGCCGCCGAACACCGTGCGCTGCTGGAAGATGGTCGAGGCCCGCGGATAGTTGCCGGCACCGACGAATGGGAATTGCCCCTTGCTCGGGCCGTTCGCCGTGTCCGGCGTCGCGTTCAGGTCGCGCCAGTAGACCAGCCCGTCACTCTCCGGCGGCTGGCTCGCGTCCACGATGCCGACGAGCCCAAACAGCGCGCCCTTGGTGGATTTGTAGACGCGGAAGTTCGACGCGCCTGGCGATTTGACGAACCCGACATCATTCGAGAACCCGCGCAGAAACAGGTCATTGTTGATCGTGACCGTGTACAGCGGCGGGCTCTCGCGCCCGGACGCGGCGTCAACGGCCGTCACCGTGTAATTGCTGTCATACGGATAAGAGAACTCAGTCGGGTACGGATCGCCGTTACCGTCTTTTCCGGTCTCAAGCGGGCGCGTCTGAAACCTGCCGACGAGATACGCCGGGCTATCCACGGCCGGGGCGGTCGCGTAATTGGAAAACGCCCAATTATCGAGAGCGAACCGCGACAGCTTGCGCGGTGGGTGGGCTTGGTGCGTGATCGTCAGCACGTCGTTCGACTGCTGGAACACTAGGGCCTGCACCTGATCGAACGTGTAGGGGGTCGCCAGGAAGTAGCGGCCCCCATCACTGCCGGCGATGTACCGGCCTCGCCGGATCACCGACATGTAGCCGTCACCGAACTCCAGCACGCATGTGTCTCGGCCGGACAGGGTGAATTCGACAAGGCGCACGGGGTTGCTCTCGCCGCCGCCCGTAGCCCCGACGAACTCGAACCCAGCCCGGTTCGAAATGCCGCCGAACGGCAGTATTTGCCAGTTCTTCAGCCGAGCTGCGCCCATCTGGTATTTCGCCAAATCAACGCGCGCGTGAAGCTTCGGGTCGATCTCGCCGGCGGTGAACGCGGGCTGTATCCGCTTAGCCATCCACGGCGTCCTCGCTCACGACTGCCAGCCGTACAAGCTGGTATTCGACCCAGCCGCCAGCGCCCGTTCCGACGCACAGCACGTTGTCAACGAAGTTGAAGAACGTCGCTCCCTCGGCAAGAAACGATTTAGACTTGGGGCTCTTGTCCGGCCGCATGCCCGCTACATACGAGACCATGGAACGCGGAGCGCCCATGAAGATGTAACCGCGCGCCATGGCTAGTTGTCCTCCTGAATATCATATTCCGGCTCGACGTAGTGTTGCGACGGGTCATCCACGACAAGCGACCCGTCGCGCTCGATCCGGCCGCCGACACTCTCAACCCACCAATCGGACGACGACAGCAGCGGGGCCGGCGGCTCGACGGGGGCGGTCAAGCCGGGGATGTAGGCCGGCAGGATCGAGGTTCCGGGGCCTGGGCCGGTTATCATCGGCGGCGTCGGGTTGACTTGCGGCGAACCGGGCAACGCGCCCCACGGGGCTATCTGGCGATCCCTGCCGTATCCGTAGGCCGACCGCTCCCGGTCCTCGCGCGTTAGGGACGGCACGCCGCGAGCCGCCAGCCAGTCCGGCACCCGATCCTCGGTCTCGTTCGGCTCCTCGTTCATCGCGTCGGCGCGCGCCTTGTCGCGCGTGGCCTTCGCCATGTTCATCATCATGACCGTGGCGTCGCCCTTGCCGGTCAGCGGAGCTCCGATCAGTGCCGCCAGTTCGTAGGAGACGAGATTGACGAACTCGGGATCGAACGACGCCGGGTCCGGGTCCGCGCGCGTGTAGCAGAGCGGCATGGCCGGGCGGTTGGCGTAGATCGCCCGGCCAACGATCTTGAACCGCACTTCGTGGTCGAGCGGGTATTGCAGCGGCACGGCCCGCAGCGCGGCGCAGTTCTCCGGGTACGCGAACGCGTAGCGCCAGCCAGGGATCGGCGGCGCGTCCGAGCGGATCGCGGCCGTGACCACGCGCGCGAACGGCCAGTCCACGGCCCGCAACGCCGCCGTGAACGCCTGCCGATAGAACCTGCGGCACCACTCTCCCGCCTTCGTGTGCTCGGAAAACGCCATGATCGGCGGCTGCGCCAGATGCCCGAGTGCGAGGTTGGCGATCTGCACGTGCCCGGCGTTCGGGTCGTAGCTGTCCGCCTCGGGCTCCGCGCCCATGTCTGGAGCTTCCAGGCGAGACATCGACGCCATGGCGGCGGCGGCCTCGCGCGCGGCGTTCTCGGCCATGCCCTGCGCGACATCGGCCTTGCCCGTGATCGGCAGCGCCATCATCGCGGCGAGCCGGGCGGCGGCGGCCGTGATGAACTCGGCCGGATACTCGGCTGCGTCCGAGACGTAGGCCGTGCATACGAACGTCGCGCCAGCCTTGTTCGACAGGATCAGGCGATCCGTGCCGCTGCCGCCCGGCCGGCGGATCTGAAACCGGATGTCCTCGCCCGCCACGGTTTGCACGATCCGGCGCACGTCGTAGATGTCGGCTGGGTAGGCGTATGCGCTCGTCCACCCTTGGTCATTGGCCGGCAGGGCTGTGGGTGCGCCGGCGATGTACGCCCGTGCGAACGGCCAATCGACCGCCCGCATGGTCATGTCGATCGCCTGCCGATAGAACCGGCGCACCATGTCGCCGGCCTTGGTGCGGTCGCCGAACGCCACGATGGCATCTTGGCCGAGCAGGGCCAGCGCCGCGTTCGCCACGTCCACCGGAACCTGCTGTGTCCTCGGAGCGTCGCGTGGGGGGTTGTTGCCTTCGCCGTCCGTCTCGCTCGACTGAGCCGCCAGGGCCGCGCGCTTGCCGGCGTCCTCCGCCATCTTGCGCATGCCCATCATCAGCTCTGCCTTGCCCGTGATCGGCATGGCGAGATGCGACGCGAGCGTGAGCGACGCGAACTCCACGAAGTCTGACGGGTACTCGGACGGGTCGGCGATGTAGCGCGTGCAGGACAGCCACACGCCGTCCTCGTTGCAGAAGATCGCCCGCCGGTCAGCGCCGCCGACGCTGGTCCGCATGAGCTTGAACTGGACCGGGGCTTCCGTCCTGTCGTTCTGCACGACGTGCCGGATCAGCTCGACACCGTTCGGGATCTCGTATGCGAATTTCCAGTTCGGGACGCCCGCGCCCGCGATCTTCACGCCCTGGATAAACTGCCGGGTGAACGGCCAGTCGAACGCGCGGTGCGCCTCGCGCAAGGCCACGTCATAGAACCGGCGGCAGTTCGTGGCCTCGGGCGTGTCGCCGAGCGCGCCGCTCGCGTCGCCCGCAACCGGCCGCTGCCGGATATGGGCCAGCGCCATATTGCAGAGGTCAACGACGGTCAGCGGCATAGGGTGTCCCTCACATAGAAACGGGGCGGCCCCGCGAGGTCGCCCCGTTATGCACGAACCCTGGCGCGAGGGCTACGCCGCCGCGCGCACCGCGAAGTCAATCAGCTTCTTACGCCACTCGCGCGCCGCGTCCTCGACGCTGCCCAACTTCTTCACCAGGCCGGTCGGAACGAACCACGAGGCGGCCGGGCCGGTGTAACCGCGGATGATGTCGCCCGCGTTGCGGATCGTGTCGT